GCCGGCATTGCGGCAAGCTCCTGGCGCTCAAGGCCGAGCGCGGTACGGTGATCGTCTGCTACCGCTGCAAGACGAGGAACGAGGCGTGAAGGTTATTCGATGATTCTCCAGATCGCGTATCCCTCGGGGATAAGGTTTGTTGTTGATGGAGTTTGGAGAGGCATAGTAAGAACTGCCGGTCTGCCATCGTTAATGGTCTACGACGTCACCGGAGCAGAGGGGAACCCTGTGCTGCTACTCGACCCTCGGGCTATTGTGCGAGATGAGAAGGGCGAGCGAATCTATCGCCCCAGCCATCGAAGCCTGGAGGGGGCGCCGGGATTGCAGTCGTGGCTGGCCGATAACCCAGGATGGGTCAGATGAAGTCCCTGGCTTGTGTCTTCGACGCCGACTGCCGGCTGCCTGGCTGCTCGTGCCTATGCCACCGGAACGAGTTTTGCCCGAAAGCTTGACATTCCCTCTCTTAGGGTATACAATAAATATAGTAAATAAAGGGAGGGAACAAGATGACAAATGCCATTAAATGCCAAGACAAATTCCACGAGGACGAATACGAAAACGGCAAGATAGTCCCCCTCCGCCGCTCGGATATGGCTAACAACAAATACTGCGTGGGTTGCCAGGAGGAGCGGGACGACCAGGAAGAGTTCAACCGACAGAACGAACCAGACTTTAGATAGTCGCCAGCCCTGCGGGGCATGACCCAAGCCCCGGCAACCGCCGGGGCTTTTCTTTTGCTTGCCGTTGTGCTAGACTTCCAACCAGTGACCTCATCCGGCACGTGTCCGAGGCGAAAGCCCGAAGCCGGTGGAGGTCGCTTTGGCTTTCTGGGACTTCCTCCGCAAGCAAGATCCCGGCGACGTGGCAGTGGCCGTCCCGCTCAATTACGACGTGGGACAGGCGACCTATCCTGACGCCAGCTTTGAGTCCTTCGCCGTCGAGGGCTACGGCAGGAACGAGATCGTCCACGCTTGCATCCGAGAGCTGGCGGTCTCCTCGGCCTCGCCCCGCTATTACATCCAGGCTCCAGCCGCTGGCGGCGGCGCCGTCGAGATAACCTCCGGCCTACTCTACGACCTGACCACTCGGCCCAACCCGTCCTCCGACTGGTACGCCTTCATCGAGTCCTTGGTCACCTATCTGATGGTGGCCGGGAATAGCTACACTCTCAAGGAGCGCAGCCGGAGCGGCAGGGTGTCCGCGCTCTACCACCTCCGGCCTGACCGGGTCCGCATCATCAGCGGAGACTACGGCGCCGAGGGGTATGTCTACTCGGTCGGGGGCCGGGACTATGGCATCCCGCGAGAGGACATCTGCCACATGGCGCTGCCGAATCCCGGCGGTGATCTCTATGGCCTGAGTCCTCTGCAAGTCCTGGCGCGGAACGTCAACCTTGACCTCAACATGACCGACTTCGCGAAGGTATATTTTCAGAACGCCGGCGTCCCGTCCGGGCTGCTCAAGCTCAAGCGACGGCTGAACACCCAGGAGGAAGCCTCGGTCATCCGGGCCAGGTGGCGCTCCCAGTTTGGCGGGCGCAATAACTTCCACCGGGTCGCCATCCTGGACGAGGACGCGGACTATCAGCCGATGGCGCACAACCCGAAGGACATGGCCCTGCCGGAACTCCACGACCTGACCGAGTCCCGGATATGCGCCGTGTTCGGCGTCCCGCCCATCCTGGTCGGGGCCAACGTCGGGCTGCAACGCTCGACATATTCCAACTACCGCGAGGCCCGGTTGGCCTTCCACTCGGAGACACTGGAGCCGATGGTCTCCCGCATCCTCCGGCACTTCAACCGCAACCTGTTCAGCGACTACCCTGGCAATGAGACGTTGACCGTGGACTGGGCCGCGATGCGCTCCGGCCTGGACGACCGGGAGGCGATGACGACCAGGGTGACGGGCCTCTTCGCCGGCGGCATTATGACCTTGAACGAGGCGAGAGACCAGCTAGGGCTGGAGGCTGTGGCCGACGGGAGCGTCCGGCGCATCCCCGCCGCGATCTTTGAGGTGGCCGAAGGGGCGCCGGCGCCGGTTGCCATTGGCGCGGCTCCGGTGGAGGAGATGCTGCCGGTGGTCGAGATGAAAGAGTTGAAGGCGCCGAGGGTGGCGAGGCGGGCCGGTCTGCTACGCCGCCAGCTCCTGGAGGACCGGGAGGAGGAGACCGACTGGATGACGCCGCGAGTGCAGCGGCACTTCCGCGGGCTTCGCAACCGGGTGGACGGCATCCTGGGCCGGTACATGGAGAGGGGCGCGTCGGAGTCGAAGGAGTTCCCGTTCGATGCCGACATGCTGATGCCGCCGGGTGAGATCCCCAACCTGACGAGCATCATCGAGCAAGCGATGCTCCGGATGAGCAAGAAGACCGTGGAGGCCATCAACTCCAACGGCCTCGCCGGGACTCTGGAGTGGTCCGAGCGGCTGCCCTTTGTTGAGGCGATCCTCGCCCAGGCTCCGGCCAGGGCAACGATAATCCACCGGACGACCAACCGGGTCATTCGCCGAGCGGTGACGACGGCACTGGAAAGCGGCTACTCAATCGCCCAGCTTGCGCGTGGCGTCCCGGCGGCTGACCCGCCATTCCCCGGCCTCCGGTCCATCCTGACCGAGACCGAGAAGCGGTCCCGGCTCATCGCCAGGACCGAGGTCATGAGGAGCCAGAACCAGACCAGCGTGGGCTACTTCAAGGAGCAGGGCTTTGAATACCTCCGCGCCGACGACATCGACGGCGACCCTGGCGACACCTACGTTGACCCTGGCGACCCGTATGGCCGGACGTGCGCCGAGCGCAACGGCCAGGTCTACAGTGTGGATGACGCCGCCAACATCGACGACCATCCCAATGGGACGCTGAACTGGCAGCCGATGCCCCGGAATTACAAACCGGAGGAGACCCTATGATCAACAAGTTTCACGTCTCGGGCGCCAAGGCGGTCGATGACAAGCTGGGCATCGTGGAGGCATACGTCAACACGATGGGAATCAAGGACTCGGACGGGGATGTCATCGACCCCGCCGCTTTCGACGCCAGCATCCGGAGCAACCTTCCCATCCCGGTCCTGGCCGGCCACGACCAGGGGCGCCTTGTGGGCAAGGTATTATTCGCGCAGCCGGAACAGGTGGGGACCGGGGCCGAGCATCGGCTATATACCCGGATGCAGATGAACCTGGACACCCAGGCCGGACAGGAAGCCTATTCCAACATTGCCGGAGAGTACATCCGCGAGTGGAGCGTGGGCTTCAACCTCCCCGCCGGCGACGCGGTCGTCTACGACCGGGCCGGAAAGGAAACGGTCCGCCGCATCCTTGACCTGGACTGGGTCGAGGTCTCGGCGGTCATTCGCGGGGCTTCGCCCTCCACGGCGACCATCGCGGCCAAGGCGATGGACGACTCAGTCGCCAAGCCGATGGAGAACTTCCACGCTTGCCGCATCCTGGAGCCGGACGCCTTCGACCGCTTCCGGACATCCACCGAGACCATCGAGGAAGGGGAATACGACGGCAAGACGCTGGAGGTTCTCTTCGGGCGACACGCGGAATCTGGGGAGTGGTCGCTATCGTCATACCATCTGCCAGCGGAGGAGTGGACAGAGGCCGAAGGCCGGTCGTTCTGCCGCTCCCATGACGGCATCTTATTTGAAGCCGCCACCGACAAGGATCAGGGCAAGTCTACGCCGGACGCTCCGGCTGACGCCGCCTCGGACACGGTCACCGCGACCGCCTCCGACACGGCCAGCCAGCGGTTGCGCCTGGCCCGGATGCGCCTCAAATTGCAATCAACCAGACAAGGAGAATAGTTGTGGAAACAAAGGAAATGAGAGACCAAGCGGGCGCCTTGCTCGACCAGGCCCAGACGGCCATCGACCAGGGTGAGCTGGAGACCTTCCAGCGGCTGGCCGGCGAGGCCCAGGCTACGATGGAGAAGGCGGACCAGATTGACGCCGCCGCCTCCCAGGTGCGGAAGTTGCGCGGGGATTTCAGCCGGCCGCTGAACACCATCCCCGTCGTGGACACCGACATCGCGGTCCACAATCCAATGGACAACACCGCCAAGATCAAGGGCGACTACAGGCCCGCGTCGTGGGTCAAGGGACTCCCGGCGATGGCTCAACCTCTCTGGGTCCAGGAGCAGATGGGGGACAACGTCAAGGCCGAGGCTCGGTTCATGACCGACACATTCACCAAGTGGCTGCGATGCCCGTCTGACGACCTGTTCTGGAAGACCGCCTCGGCGGACGAGATCAAGGCCATGCAGGAAGACACGGATAAAGCTATGTGTCCCATTAACTAGCGATAGTTAAATGAAAATCGGGTGAATTGCGGGAACGCTAAACCGGAAGGCAAGCCGATCCGCAGCCAAGCCGACCGAACGGGTAAGGGTAGGTCGGAAGGTTCAGAGACTAGAGGGTGAGAACCGAACAATAAACCTCACAAGCGCCCGACAACTCCTAGGAGTTGATGAGATAGTCCGACCTCATGGGAAACCATGAGAGGCCGTCAGAAATGAGCGGCCCCCTGGAATAACCAGGAGTAACAAATTGGCAGAAGGCGGTTTCTTCGTCCCGGAGTTGTTCCTGGCGCAGACTATTCATGATCCGGGAGTCCCAGGCTCCCAGCTCAGGCCCCTTTGCACGGTCATCCGGGTGGGGAGCAAGGACGGCTACATCCCGACGATGGGCAGCGCGACCTGGGCTGCAATCGCGGAGGAAGCCGCGCCGTCCGAGTCCACGCCGACCGTGGGCCAGGTAGCCTTCAGCGTCGAGAAATCCGGCGGGCTGGTCAAGGTCAGCCGCGAACTCCTGGACGACTCGGCCATCAACCTCCCGGCCCTGCTGTCGCAGAAATTCAGCGAGGCAGCTGGACAGTTTGAGGACACCGGCATCATCAGCGGCAACGACTCGACCCAGTACGCCGGCATCATGTCCGATGCGTCTGTGGCCTTCTACACCATGGCTGGCTCGAGCGCCGTCATAGCTGCCGACCTGATCGGCACCTACTACGCGCTGAACGCCCAGCACCGGGCGAATGCTTCGTGGGTGATGAAATCCGCGATGGCTGCGCTCGTTAACTCGATTGCCGTCACCGCCGCCGGGGTGCATAGCATCCCATCCCTGACTGCGGCTCCGGCGGACTTCATCCTCGGCAAGCCCAACGTCTTGACCGATGTGTCGTCCGCTCTGGGCGGCAACATCACAAGCACTGAGAAGATCGCCATCTTCGGGGACTTCCGCCAGTATTACATCTTCGACCGTGTCGGGATGACCATCCGGCGGAACGATAGCCTGTACATGGGGAACGACCAAATTGGGTTCTTCGCGACCCGGAGGGCAGACGGCCAGGTCGGCCTCGCCGCTGCCTTCAAGATTCCACGCGCCGCCTAATATCGGCGCATCATCCTGGGGCGGGGCTACGGTCCCGCCCCTACAACCAGGAGGAAACGATGCCCAAGGCACGATGTGTTCAAAATGTCCTCTTTGACGGGGGCCAGATCGAGTACGTGGCTGGGGAGGAATACGACGTCCCGGCGGAGCGGCTCAAGAGTTATCCGGATTACTTCAAGCAATCGGCCAAGGCCGCGAATAAGATGGCCGAAACCGGCGAGGACAAGGCCGAGTAGTGGCGACGCGCCATACATACGCCAGCGCGGACGACCTCCGGGACTACCTGGCCGGGACGTCGTTCTCCTCTGGCTGGACGAGCGACGCCGGGAGCATCCGGCGAATCCTTGAGGCCGCGTCCCGGCGGATCGACCTCTACTGTGAGGGCGGTGCCTTCGGGCCTCTGACCGAGACCCGGTATTACGATCTCGGCTCCGGTGCGCTCATCCAGTCGCCCCAGTATTCGGTGGTGTCCGGCGTGGACAGCATCGCCACCGTGGTCTCCCTGGCGGGTGTCATCCCACTGGACGGGTGGCTCATCTCTCCGACCACGGTGACGGCCTACGACGACACCGACCGCGGGAGCAGCACCGTCTTGACCGAGGGTTACAGCGCGGACTTCTGGCTGATGCCGTACAACGCCAGCCCGAAGACCGTCCTCAAGCTGAACGAGGACAGCAGCAACACGCTCGACGCCGGCCAGCAGACCCTCGCCATCCTTGGCGCGTGGGGCTATACCGCGGCCACGCTATCGGTGACGACGGCGGACGCCATCTCTTCCACGACCGCGACCTCGGTCAGCGTGACCAGCGCAACCGACCTGGGACCGGCCCAGACCGTCCTGGTCGATTCCGAGCAACTCTACATCACGGCCATATCAGGCAACACCTTGACCGTCCAGCGAGGCGTCAACGGGACGACGGCGGCGACCCATTCCGGGGGCGCGGCGTTGGCCCGGTACGATTACCCGGAGCTGGTCGTCCAGGCTTGTCTGGACATTGCCAAGCTGACGTTTCGCAACC